TAGGTTACTGCATGATGCTAACGGGAATTTCTATAGCGATTCGCAGTTAACCGATTACATTAACTCTGCCAGAGAAAGAGCTGTCAGAGATACTGGATGTTTGCGTGAAATTGTTGTTACGCAAACTCCATGTCAAGTCGCACCCACAGCCACCATTGGTAGTGTGACACCAGCTAACCCAACTGCTTGGGTAGCAAACACAGCCGTTACTTTAAACAGCTTTGTTTTTTCAAATATTTTTATTTATCAATACACTACCGCTGGAACTTCAGGTTCTACAGCACCTCCTTATCCTGCTAACGGTACAAACAATTACAGCAACTACCCTCCAACAGCTCCCTTTGCAGACGGGTCAGCCCAATTGACTTATGTGGGTAATTGCGAGAACATTAGCTATGCAGCTTTGACACAGTTAATGGGGTCATCCCCATTGTCACCAAGCTCTGGAAACACAGTCTTAGACATTATCAACATCAATCTGTACTGGGGTAATACTCGTGTACCGATGGATTACTTAGCTTGGAGTGATTTCAATGCACGATTAAGATTTTGGCAAAACTACATTGGCAGACCTTTAGCCTTTAGTATTTATGGTCAAGGACAAATCTATTTAGGACCAGTACCCGATCAAATCTATCAAATTGAGATTGATTGCGTAGTTTTGCCTAATCCATTGTCATTAAACACGCCAACAGTAACGGATGTAATAAACGATCCGTATAGCACTATGGTTAAGTTCTACGCTGCTTATCTTGCTAAATACTATGAACAAAGTTATGGTGAAGCCGAGATTTACAAACAGGAATACAGCAAACAGGGTGCATCTGTGCTTAACAGTACATTTACCCGTAGGATTCCTAGCGTTTACAGTAGTCCATACTAATCATGGCAGCAGCCGAACAGAAAAAGTCATATCAGGTTGTTAAGGCTTTTAAAGGTCTTAACACTAAAGCAAACCGCACTGCAATTGATGAAAATGAATTTTCTTGGATTGAAAATGCTCAGCCTATTGGTTCAGGAAACATTAAAATTGTTCCTAACAGTAGCGCAGTCCAAAACAGCTCTAATGTAGCAGTTACTTTTGGTAACGATGTTGTTTACTTTACTTCTTGTAATTTAAACATTTCAGACTACATTGTTGGATTTTTATCGGATGGATCAGCTCAATATTTCAACATTAACAACAACACTTTTGGTAATGTAGCGCCAGCGGGGACTTTTTCTACTGTTGGTGTTTCTGAACTTTATCCTATTAACACCACTCAGTGGTACAACGATAGGATGCTTATTCTTGACCCAGACAAGGGATATTTTACTTGGGATGGCAATGTCGTAATCAGCGTAGGCTCAGTTGGCACAATTGCTTTAACTAATAAGGGTACGGGATACAACACTGCACCTACCGTAGTTATTTCAGGACCAGATCAAACAGGCGGAGATCAAGCTAATGCGGTAGCTACTTTAGTAAGTGGTGGCAATACAGTGGCTTCCGTCAGTTTAGTAAATGGCGGTACGGGATACACAAATAATGCTAATTTATCCGTTACCTTTAGTGGTGGCGGTGGATCAGGCGCTAATGCTATTGCTGAAATTACTACTTTTGCCACAGGCACAGTTTATGTCAATGTAATTTCTGGTGGTTCTGGTTATATCAATGCTGCCAATACAATTGTGACAATTTCTGGTGGCGGTGGCACGAACGCAGCAGGAACGGCAATCATTTCAGGCAATACCATTACTCAGGTCATTATGACCAACAATGGTACAAACTATACTAATTCTGCCAATATTACCGCTACGGTAGCGGGAGGCGGTGGATCAGGCGCTGTATTACAAGCCAACATTAACTCAAACAAAAACTCAGGAATAGCGAGCTTTTCAGGGCGTGTTTGGATTGCCCAAGGGCGAACTATCTATTACTCGGCTGCGGGGTCGTATAGCGACTTTACAAGCGTTTCAGCGGGTAATTTCATCATCACAGACGGAACATTACATGGAAACATACAGCAAATCATTTCTGCTAATAACTTTTTGTATATTTTTGGGGATGATTCCATCAATGTGTTTTCGGATGTTAGGGTTACTTCTACTGGTAATACTATATTCACTAATACTAATGTGAGCGCATCGGTAGGGTCTAAGTTAGCGTATGCTATCTTTCCTTACTTTCGATCCATTTTGTTTATGAACAACTATGGCGTTTACGCTTTAGTAGGTTCTACAACTAGCAAATTGTCAGATTCTTTGGATGGAATGTTTCCAAATATTGACTTTGTGACTGAGGAGGTTACGGCTGGTCAGGTGCTTTTAAACAACATTTTGTGCGCTGCATTTAATTTTAGATACCACGATACCACTTTTACTAACAGTTATCGGTACATCCAAGCGGTGTTTTTTGAGAAAAAATGGTTTATTACAAGCCAAGGTAACGATATGAAGTACACCACTTCCGTACCTGTAAGTGGAATTATCAATATGTACGGTGTAAGAGGCAGAGATTTGTACCGCTTATATCAGGATTCAACATCGGCAATTACCAGTCGTATTCAGACTGCATTAAATCCAATGGGCGATCCAATTCGGACCAAGCAAGCTCTTAAATTTGCGGTTGAAGCTACCACCACTACAGGCGTAGAAATTGCTGTAACAGTAGATTCTGAACAAGGTTCTAGCCCTCCTTATGTATTGGGTAATTATGTTACTTGGTACAACAGTTCTAGCAATATCATCCCTTGGATTAACAACAGTTCTACTGTAATATCTTGGATAGGTGGTACAGGGTATGAACTGTATAAATCAGATGCGCAACAATGGGGTAAATATTTAGGATTGACACAAACTTCAAACTCAGCAGGTTTTGTGGTCAATACATTTGAATTTGAACATGAATTGAGAGTGAGGTTCTAAATGGCTGGAGTTCCGTATGTATTTGGTAATGCTACAACGAGCATACCTTTAAGTAACCTAGATGCTGACTTTAATACGCCAGTAACCATTGGGAATACTACCGTTGGTCTAGGAAACACTGTTACCACGCTTGGTAATGTCACATTAAACAATGTCACTATTACTAGCGGTACGATCAATGTTAGCGCAAATTCTATTGTTAACGGCACATCTAATGTAGTGATAGCTTCTTCTGGAGGAGCTGTCAATATTTCTACTAATGGCACTCAAGCTATTACTGTAGATACTTCACAAAATGTAGGTATTGGTGTTGCTACTCCAAATGGAAGGCTTGATGTAATTGGTTCTGATGCAACTGCATATACATCAACAGGAGCTTCAAGAACGCCTGCTGGATATATTGCAAGAATTAATAATTCCAACGGTACGGCAGGTAATTTATGTTCTTTAGACTTTGCTGTTCAAGGCACAACGCCATCAGGAGGACAACACGCATATATTGGTGCAGTTGCTGGCGTTTCATATACTCCAGCTATTGTGTTTGGTCAATCAACAGGTGCTGCTTCTTATGCAGAAGCAATGCGTATTAACGCAACTGCACCAGTTTTATGTTTAGCTGGTGGTAACACTTCAGCAACAGGCACAGGCATTGCCTTCCCAGCAACCCAATCCGCTTCATCTGATGCAAATACACTAGATGACTATGAAGAAGGTACTTGGACACCATCTTTAACTGGTTTTACAACTGTAGGCGCTAATACTGCTGCTACTGGGACTTATACAAAAATAGGAAGAGTGGTTTATTTACAAGCTACTATTACCTATGCAACAAGTATGGCTGGAGTAGGTGGAACAAGTTATATAACAGGGCTTCCATTTACTCCAGGTGCTGGTACAGGGAATGGTGGATTTGCAAATGATTCTAATGGAATCCCTATAAATGTAATTTCTGCGTATCCTGGAGGAGTAAGAATATACTTTCCTACTTTTGGTGCAGTTCCAGGAATTGATTTAGGCATAACTTATGCAGTTTAATTAACTAAGCCAGATTAGCTTAGTCAGACACTTAATAAAAAGGAAATATCATGGCATTAACTAAAGAAACAGTAGTAGACCAAATCACAGTAGTAGAAAACGGCACAGTCTTGTATCGTGAAGCTACACGCATTATGGAAGACGGCAACCAAATTAGCCAAACTTACCATCGCACTTCACTTGCACCCGAAGCTGATTTAACTGGCGCACCAGCTAATGTTGTAGCTATCTGCAATGTAGCGTGGACACCAGAAATAATCGCAGCGTACCAAGCAGAGCAAGCTAAAAACGAATTGCCAACACAAACTCCACAGGAGTAAATATGGGAATTAACGCTTTTACACCATCTGGTAACACCGTTGTTTTAACGGCTGCTACTTCTTATCCAAATGCCATACAAGCTACCTCAAGTTCAGGTAGCAGTATGCAATACCGAATTATTAACTCATCCACCACTCAAGGGTGTTTTTTATCGTATGCACAGACACAGGCTTTAGCTCAGACAAACTGCGTTATTCCTACTGCTGGAGCAGGTAACAGCACTACTACCTTGTATGTATTACCCAATACAGATGAAATTTTGACATTTAACCCAGGAGCTTGGTTTACAGCAATTACTGCTGCCAATAGCGCAACTTTGTATATTGTTCCTGGCGATGGAATGTAATGCTCAAGGTTTCTGGCAACTTTGCGGGATCGTTAACATACCAAAGCACTTGGGATGCCAACTCGAACAACCCATTTTTGCAAAGTTCTGTAGGTACTAAGGGTTTTTACTATGTCGTTTCTGTTGCAGGTAGTACCAATTTAAACGGTATTACTTCATGGAAAGTAGGCGATTGGGCAGTATTTGATGGCACAGTCTGGGAAAAAGTAGATAACCAAACTGGAGCTGTTACTTCCGTAAACGGTCAAACAGGTATCGTTGTTTTAGGTGCTAGTGATGTTGGTGCAACTCCTAACACTACTTATGTTATTGCGGGTACGGGTTTATCTGGTGGTGGCAGATTAACTGCCAATGTCACTTTAACCAATGCTGGCGTTACTGCTTTTAATACCCGTACAGGTAATGTAACTTTATCTAGTGCTGATGTCACTACCGCTTTAGGATTCACCCCAGGCACAGGTAACGGATCGGTTACCAATGTATCTACAGGCACAGGCTTAACGGGTGGTCCAATTACCACCACAGGCACTATTAGCCTAAACAATACTTCGGTAACTGCGGGTACTTATGGAAATGCCACCATTAACGGGGTGTTTACTGTAGATGCTCAAGGAAGGCTAAGTAGCGCCTCAAATGTCACTATTTCTGGAACTACTCCAGGTGGAACTGCTGGAGGTGACCTTACAGGAACATATCCCAACCCCACTTTAAACACTTCTGGGGTGGCTGCGGGAACTTATGGTAGCGCAACGGTTTCACCACAAATTGCCGTAGATGCTAAAGGTCGGATTACTTCGGCTTCCAATGTGACCATTACGGGAGTCACTCCAGGCGGTACAGCGGGTGGAGATCTAACGGGTAGCTATCCAAATCCAACTTTAAATACTAGCGGTGTTGTTGCGGGCACTTACGGCAATGCTAGTGTTACTCCTCAAGTCGTTTTTGATGCTAAAGGCAGGGCTACATCAGCGACTAATGTGGCAATTGCTATTGCAGTAGCTCAAGTATCAGGAGCGGTACCCAATACAGTATCCGTTGTTGCGGGTACAGGTCTTACTGGCGGTGGCGCATTAACAGGTAGCGTAACTTTAAATGCACTAGCCAATAGCGTTAACCAAAATGTAACCGTTCAAAACAATGGTATTTTTGTTGCATCGCAACCAGCTATTAACTTTTTACCTGGTGCAAATATCACTATTACCACCGCTAATGACACGGCTGGGAATAGAGCCAATGTCACTCTTGCGGTTAGTGGTCTTGGAAACATGGCGTTTCAAAGCTCTAGTAATGTGGCAATTACTGGCGGTACAATCAATGTAACCACTGTTAACCATACTGCTAATACCGCTTCAAATGTAACTTACACATCAGCAACAATGCAGCTTATTCCTGCTGGTTATATTAACTTTGATCTAAATGGCGTACTCGTGAAGATCCCTTACTACAACGCATAACATGGATATTCAATTTCTTTTTAACATTGGAATAACAATTGCGGGAGCAGTTGCAGGGTGGATTTTGCGCATAGTGTGGCAAGAAATCAAATTAGTTCAACAAAGTCAAAAAGAAATTGAACAAGATATGTCTAACAATTATGTTCGTAAAGATGACTACAGAATTGACATTGCCGAGATCAAAGGGATGTTTAATCGCATTATGGATAAGCTCGATACAAAGGCTGACAAATCTTGAACATGGAAACTCTTTCTATTGTTAAATTTGGTGATCCTGAATCACTAGGAGAGTTTTTGTTTGAAAATGGGGTGCAACACTACCTTTTTTGGGAAACATTGACTGATACAGGCTATTCTTACCCTAAATTCCCCATTACAGATGCCAATATTGACAATCTAGATGACTGGTTATTGGCTCATCAAGTAGAGCATCAAGCCATTGCTAGTGCATTAAATTTAAGCAATCCATTCAATATGTTGGATGTAGATTTCAATAAAGAAAACGATTTTTACGATTGGTTAGGCACTCATTATTCAATTCATCAGCAAATAGCTGCAACTTTAGGACTTTATTAAATGTTCCCCTCCTCCAAAAAAAATTGGGTTTTTGCATTGCACAATGAGGTGATTTTATATGTATGATGAAGATGGAAATTGGATAGATCTAGGTGGTGGTAGTGGCGGTGGTGCTATAGAGGTTATTCCCGCTCCACCTGAATACGATGCTTCTGGTGGCGGATCAATTGCGCCTTTATCCCCCGAAGATGAAGCCCAATATCAAAAAGATTTAGCTTCGGCGGATGCTCAAGCGCAATTACAAGCTCCTAATATTCAAAAAATATCAGAGCAAATCACTAATTTTCAAGACATATTGCCAGCAGACCTAACCAGTCAAATTCAATCAATGTCGCAACAATTGTTGCAACAACAATCTGTTATTCAACAAAATGTTCAAAATGCTTTGGCTCAACAAAAAGCAACAAATGATGCTGCTATTGCGTATCAAAAAATATACGCTTCAGCATCGCCACAAATTACCACAGCAACCGCTGATTACAACTCTGCTCTTGCTGGATACAATCAAGCATACGCACAGTATGCAAAATCACACAATCCAAATTATTTAGGTAGTGTATTAGGTCAACTACAACGAGATATACCAAATGTTAGTGCAGGTTGGTTTCTTTCTAAAATGAACACTGATAAAGCAACCATTACTAATTTAAACAATCAAATTACTACTGCTTCAACTTCTTATGCCAATGATTTAGCTACTTATAAAGCTACTTCTGCTGATTTGAAATTAAAAGTTAGCAACTATAACGCTGACTACACTAATTACACGGGTGCAGTAGCTACGGCTCAAGGTGATGTTAAAGCTGCACAAGAAGCAGCAGCAGCAAAAGCAAAAGCAGACCAAGAAGCAGCTACAGCTAAAGCAGCAGCCGATAAAGCAGCAGCGGATGCAGCAGCAGCAGCAAAAGCCAAAGCCGATGCGGATGCAGCAGCAGCAAAACAAGCTCAAGATGCAGCAGCAGCAGCTAAAGATGCTGAAGCAAAGGCAGCAGCGGATGCAGCAGCAGCTAAAGCAGCGCAAGATAAGGCTGTGGCAGATCAATTAGCAAAAGATGTAGCATCTAAAACTCCTACTGCTACAACAAACGATCCTCAAACTCAATTAAAGGCTTTATTGTCTATAGGCACTCCCGATGTATTGTCTAAATACACTAGCTTGTTTGGTACTGGAGCAACCGCTCAAAACGGAATAGATTTTTATAATTTAATTGTTTGGGATGATGCAAATAAAAAATATGTTATCAATCAAGTTAATTTAAATGATGTTATTGCAAAAAATCCAACTCAATCCGAGCAAATTAAAAGTTTAGTATCCCAATCTATTGATTCTGTAAATTCACAAATTGCAGCAGACCCTACTAAAGCTCCCACTCCTGGATCTGGTGCTGGTGCAGGTAGCGGAACTTCTGGAGGTCCATCTACTGGATCTCCTGGTGGAGGCGGTGGAGGCGGTGGAGGTGGTGGTGCTGATCCAGGTGGAACTACTGGAACTGGTGGGACTACTGGTACAGCTCCAGATGTAAGTTACGGAGGTGGTGGCACTGGTTCAGGTACGGGTACTGGTGGGTCAACTGGTTCGGGAACACAAACAGGATCTGGTACTGGATCTGGTACTGGTACGGGTTCTGGAAAAGGAACAGGCACAGGATCGGGAAGCGGATCTGGAACAGGATCTGGTATTGGATCTGGTACTGGATCTGGTACTGGATCTGGTACGGGTTCTGGAAGCGGATCTGGAAGTGGCGGTGGCGGTGGCGGTGGAGATACATCTACCACTCCACCTAAAACAAAATCTCCAACCACACCAACTGGAACATCGTCTGCTTTTGCACCTACAGATAATTTATCAAGCGTTTTATTAGGTAGTGGTTTAAGCTCTAGACCAGATCTTTCAACCACTTCACAACCTTATTTGTTAGGTACAGATGAACCTCGTAAAAATGTTTGGAATACCGAATCTTTAAAAAATGCGTTAGGAATCTAAATGGCAAATATATCAAAAACTCTAGGAACGGATTTAGCATCTATTGCTCAATTATTACGCTCAAAAGGGCGTGGTAAAGACAGCGTTCTTGCTCATATCACTCCTAAAGAAGCAGCTCTTTTAAAAAAGAGGGGTGGTAAAGGTAGTACAAACCCTGATACTGGATTGCCAGAATTTGATGATTCTGTAGATTCAGCACCTATTGAACAAGCTCCAATTGAGCAAGCACCACCTCCTGTGGATCAAGCTCCAATAGATCAAGCACCTCAACCAATAGATCAAGCCCCACAACCACAAAATTTTGATCCGCAAAATTATGATCCATTTGGCGGTGGTGGAAGTCCAATTTATAGAGGTGATCCAAATCAACCAACACCAACTTATGCTTCTGGAGCACCTAATGCAGCCACTTCATTTGGTGGTGGAGGTGCTTTAGTAGATACAAACAAACCAGGCGCAGCTACTTTATTAGAGCCAACGACACCCGATGCTGGAAATGCTACCCCAGATGGAAAACCATCTAGTATGTCTGATTTGCTAAAAGGACTAGGTTTAACTGGAAATCAAGCTGCTAGATTAGGTCTTGGTGGTGCTTTAGGTGCTTATGGAGCTTCACAAGCCCGTAAAACAGCCGATCAGATTGCTGCTGCACAAGCTCAACAACAACAATTGGCTACTCCTTATCAACAACAAGGTCAGCAATTGGTAGCTCAAGCCCAGCAAGGTCAATTAACTCCTGCAAGCCAACAAGCCTATGCTGCTGCTAAAGCTCAATTAGCTCAAGGACAAGCAAATAGGGGTGGTGTTGGATCTCAACAATCAGCCAATCAACTAGCTACTATTTATCAAAGTTTGCTAGACAATCAATACAATTACGGCTTGAAAGTAATGAATATTGGTGACAATATTGCTATGGGAGCTATTAAGACTGGTCTGCAAATGGATCAGCAACTTAACATAGCTACTACTAATTTCTATTCACAATTGGCTAACTATGTTGCTGGCGGTAATATGCAAGCTCCACAACAATCACCAATTCAAGCACAAGTAGGTACATAATGGCTATCAATCCAACCGCAATGCCACCAAAGACTGAATCTCCTGCTCCAGAGATTGCTCCAGAAGTTCTTACTGGAATGAAGCAGTATCCATTTTTGAAAGAACAGCAAGCTGCGGGTGAAAAGGCTTCTGAAGCAAGCATTAAAGCTAAATTGCTTCAAGAATCTACTGCGCTTGAAGAAAAAGGTAAAGCTCTTGAAAAAATTAGCTCTGAAGATAAGGCTTATTACCAAGACATTAAAGGCAAGATGGAGAAGCCACCTGAGTTTAAACCTACTCAGGAAAACGCTATGGAGTTGGGTGCAATCTTTAGCTTGATTGGCACTATGGGAGTAGCCCTTGGTGGTTCAGGAAAGCTATCAGGTCTTAATGCACTAAATGCTATGGGCGGTATGCTCAAAGGATGGCAACAAGGCAAAAAAGATGTATTTGAAAAAGAGCAAAAGATTTTTGACAAAGAAGTAGCTCGTATTAAGTCTGCAAACGAAATGTTAATTAAAGACTTAGAGCAATATCAAAAGTTAAGGGTTACTGACAAAGAAGCTGCTTTAGTCCAAGCTCAGCAAATAGAATCTAAGAACCCAGGCGTTATTGCAGCTTTACTTGGATCTGGTAAAGCAGATGTAGCGTATGAAATTGCTAAAAAGAACACTGAAATTCATACCAAGATTATGGAATTGGCATCTAGAAATTCTGTTAGCGGTAAGGGTGGAGGTTCTAAGTCTGCTATCAATGAACGATTCCAAAACACCGTTATTAGGTCTGCTAATGAAACATTGCGTTCTCTTGAGCTTATGGAAAACATTGGTATTGATATTGGTAAAGGCGGTTTAGGAGGCGTTGTTGGCAAAGGAACAATTGCATCTGAAGCCATTGCTAACCTTACTAGAACTATGACAAGCCAAGACCAATTACGGTATAACGCTGCTGCGGGTGGTATGGCTCTTGAATTGGCTTATGTGATGAACGGTGGGTATAAGCCAAATGAAACGCAAATTACAGAACTAAAAAACTTGTATTTAGCTACTCCACAAGATACTTATGAAACTGCTGCGTTTAGGTTTGCCGATGTGGTTGCAAAGCTAAAGGCTGCTTTAGAAGTAGCGCCTGGATACACAGAAGATCAAAAACGAAACAATTTAATGCTTTTGGAAAAAATTAACAGATACGCTACTCCTGAAGAAATCCTAGCTAAGATTAGTGGTGAACAACCTAAACCTGATCCTTATGTGCGTTCAGTAGAAAAACCAAAGCCCGCTCAATCTGACATTGATTATTACAAACAAAATAAAACACCAGAAACAAAACAAAAATTTATGAATCGTTTTGGTATTGACCCTGACACATTAGGATAAAAATGGCTGACACACCAGATTGGGCTAAAGAACCCTCAGTTACAGTATCTCCTGCTCCAGACTGGGCTACATCTCCAGATTCTAGACCAGGTAAATCTATTGCTAAACGCCCTGGTGATCCATCTTGGGCGCAACAAATGGGCGGTCTTACTTATGGTGCGGGAACGCAATTATTAGGTGCGCCTGGAGAAGCCGAGGAATTTCTAACTACTGGTGGTAAAGGTGAAAAACTAGGTGGAGAAGGTCAATTCTTTCCAACAACTAAACAAGTTCGCACAGGTCTTAAAGAAATTGGTGTTGAACCACCTGCTAAAACTGGTTTTATGCAAAAGACAGGTGAAGTGCTTGCCGATGTAGGCATGGCTTTACCAATGGGCGCTAGAACCGTTGGCACAGTAGTTGGTAGCACTACTAAAGAAGGTGAGCGTATTGCGGGTATTGCAGAGCGCCTTGGATTTAAATTATCTCCATCCCAAGTTCGTGCAGATGCTCCCGTATCTGAAAAAGGCGCTGTTTTCAATGCAAAACATAATCAAACTCTTGCAAACCGATTAGCTAGTAATGGCACTGGTAAAGCTGTTGATGAGATTACTGGTCCTTTTTTAACTCAAAGAATCAAGGATTTAGGCAAAGAATTTGACGATGTTTATAAGGGTAAAGAGTTTGCAATTGACCCTAATGCTGCAACTTTCTTACAAAATTTAAATTATTACGAGCAACAACTTGGTTTTGGCGGTGTT